CCAGGCTAAGTCGGACGCGGCCTTTCTCTCCGCCGTTGCCGAGGTCGAGTCCGGGCACAACCGCAAGGCCATCGGCAAGGCCGGCGAGCGTGGGATGTATCAGGTCGGCAAGGCCGCTTGGGACGACGCCTCTGCCCGCCTCAAGGCCGAGGGCCACTACTTCTTCCCCTGGTCTAAGTGGCGCGACGCTACCGCCCAGGACATGGTCGCCGCCTCGCACCTCCGCTGGATCAGGTCGAACTTCCACCGCATCGGGATGACCAACCCAACCCCCGAACAGATGGCGCTCGTCTGGAACGTGGGCTGGACAGCCGCCCGAGAGCGTGCCTTCCGCCCCAACGACTACGCCTTCCGCGTCGCCAATCTTTTCCGCTTGTCCCCGCACCCTCGTTAAAGAGTCTTTACCGAATGTCATCCCTTCTTGTGGCGATAGATCCTGGCGTGAACGGAGGCATCGTCTGGTCGGTGGACGGCGACCCTGTCGAGTGCGCTAAGATGCCCGGGTCGGATGTCGAGGTCTGCCAACTGCTCGCCGATCTCAGCTGCAAGGCCAAGGACGCGGAACTCTTTCTCGAGGAACCGCCCCTGTTCGCCGGCAAGAACATCCCCGGCTCCGCCATCGGCAAACTGATGTGGAACACGGGCGTCCTTTACGGCGCCGCCGTCGCCATGGGCTGGAAGATTCACCGCATCCGCCCCGCCATCTGGCAGAAGGCCCACACCTGCGGCACGAAGGGCGAACTGTCCACGACCCAGTGGAAGAACAAGCTGAAGGCACGCGCTGCCGAACTGTTCCCGAACGTCGACGTCACCCTCTGGAACGCCGACGCCCTCCTGATCTACGACGCCGCCACCCGCCGCGCCATCAACTGAGTTTCCATAACTCCGTAAGAACCTTTATTATAGAAACTTTTCCCTCAATGAAGAAAGACCCGAAACTCCCCGCCGACTACCGCATCATCGCGGACTCGTCATACATCGTATTACCTGACCAGAAGGTCGCCCGCCTCCTGACCCCGACCGTCCGCAACGGCGTGACCTATTACAACCTCTTCGTCCCCGATTACACGCGGATGTCCCTCGCCGACATCGAGGCCACCATCAAGGCCGGCGAAGTCACCAAGGCCGACGTCACCGCCAAATAATTCCCACCATGAGTACCAAACCCACGCCCCCCACCTCCGCCACCGCCTCCCTCGTCCAAGCGCTCGCCGCCCTGGACAACGTGAAGGCCAACAAAATCAACCCCGCCTTCAAGGCCAAGTACGTCTCCCTCGACGCGCTGCTCGACGCCATCAAGCCGGTGCTGCTCGACCACGACCTCGCTCTGATCCAGACGCTCGTCAGCCAGGAGGGCAAGGTCGGCGTCTCCACCGCCTTCCTCCACGCGTCCGGCGAACGCTTCGAGTTCGGCACCCTCCTGGTCAAGGCCGAGGGTCTGACCGCCCAGCAGATCGGCGGAGCCATCACCTACATCCGCCGCCAGTCAATCCAGACCGCGTGCGGCATCTCGGTCGACCTCGACGATGACGGCGCCGTGGCCTCTGGCTTCCGTTCTGCGGCCTCTTCTCCCTCCGCCCCTGCCTTCTCCCCCACCCCTCGCCCGCTGACCAAATGAGCAAGCCTGACTTCGACCCCTTCGACCCGGTGAACGCCGCCATGCGTCACCTCCACAACCAGAACCTTGCGTCGGCTGCCGAAGCCCGCGCCGAGGCTCAGGCCAAGACCATCTCCGAGATGCGCTACGCTGGCAACGAACTCGCCCGCGTCCTCGACGACATCATGCAGTCTGAGCTCTGCCAGTTCGACGCCATCTCGAAGGCCTGCTGCATCGCCACCATTGCCAAGTGGAACCGCGCCAAGACCGGGCAACTCTGATGGCTGACGTCCCCAAGGGAATCGAACGGATCGCGGCCACCGTGCCTAAGCAGTACGCCCTGCTGCTGTTCCTGGACGGCTTTCCCTACGTCGAGTTCACCGCCCGCAAGCACGCCGACTTCCTGACCGACCTCAACGCGTGGAAGCGCAAGACCTACCCGTCCCTGTCTCGCTCCAACGTCCGCTTCTTTACGCTTGCCCCTAATGGGGAGATAAAGGAACTTACCTTTACGCCCGTCCGCTCATGACCAACCGCGAAAACATCAAGCGCCTCGTCGAGAACATCACGGGCTCGCTAGTGACCGTCCAGCACATCGCCGGACGTTATGAACAGCACGACGCCGACATCATCACGCTCTCCGACCTCAACCGCTCGGCCATCACCGAACTTCAGGTCTTCACCGATCACATTGAGACCGCCGATGAAGCCGCCCAGGTCAAGCCGCTCCATGACCGCGTCCACGTCCTCGTCGTTCAGCTGCGCGTCCTACGCAATACGCTCGAGGCCATGGAGAACGCCGCCGAGTCCGCCCTTGAAGACGTGCGCCGCATCTCCGCCAGCGTCGAAGAAGCCAGCCCCGAAGATGACAGCCTGTGAACTCTGCAAGGGTGCCTGCTGCGAGAGCATCCTCTTGCCCATCGACGCGTCTCCGACCACGACCGAGTTCTACGCCGCCCGCGGCGAGGTCTTCATGATCGTCGGACGCACCTTCGCCGAACTGCCCTCCCGCTGCCCGCACCTCTCTGGCTCCGGCAAGTGCAAGACCTACGCCAACCGCCCGGTCGCCTGCTCACGCTTCGCCGTGGGCTCGACCATGTGCGTGACCGCCATCCAGCGCCGTCGCCCCGATCAGGCCGACGCCATCATGGCCCTCCTTTGACCTTTCCCACCAACACCCAATAACACACCCATGCCCGACCTCATCACCGAACGCGTCATCTATGACGGCATCCAAGCGCTCAACCAGTCCGGCGCGAAGGAACTGCTCAAGTCCCCGGCTCACTACCAGGCGTATCTCGCCCGCACCCGCGAAGACAGCAAGGCCCTGCGGGTCGGCACCGCGGTCCACAAGCTGGCCCTCGAAGGGCTGGACGCTTACAACGCCACGCACGCCATCGCCCCGGACGTGGACAAGCGCACGAAGGAAGGCAAGGCCGAGTGGGCCGAGTTTGTCACCGCCAACGAAGGCAAGGCCATCCTGACCGCCGAAGAAGGCGCCCTCGTCGACGCCGTGGCCAACTCCGCTGCGGCCTGCATGAAGCAGAACGGCATCGTCCTGACAAAGACCGAGGTCATGTTCACCGCCTTCCTCGGCGATACCCTGGTCAAGTGCGCCATCGACGGCATCTCCGACGACGGCTACATCTACGATCTGAAGACTTGCGAGGACGCCAGCCCGCACGGCTTCCTCCAGTCCGTCCGCAAATATAAGTACGCCCTCCAGGCTTACTTCTACCGGCACGCCGTCGAGTCCGCCTACAAGTGCCGCGTCCTCGGCTTCCGCTTCATCGCCGTCGAGAAGGAGCCGCCCTACGCCCACGCGGTCTACGAGCTGGGGCCGGAACTGATGACCGGGGCCGCCTTCGACTTCGAGCGAGCGCTGACCCTCTACAAGGAATGCACCGCCTCGGGCAACTGGCCCGGTTACCAGACCGAGATCACCACCATCGACATCGCCGCCAAGCCCAGCGCCGCGACTAACATCAACTTCGCCTAATACCATGACCACCGAAAACAACCGCGTCCCGCTCACCTCGATTAGCACCAACGGCACCTACAAGCTGAAACTCATCAAGCCCAAGTTCGAGAAGGTCAAACAGTGGGAGGACGGCACCACGTCCTGCCGCCTGTTCTTCGTCGACGACAAGGGCTTCTGCCTGTCCAAGAACTTCTCTAGCAAATACGGCAAGGCCCTCGCCATGCTCGTCGGCAAGTTCTCCGGCAAGTATACCAACGAGATCCGTCTGGACGCGACCCCTGCCGAATATATGCAGTATCTCGAGCCAGCCTGCGGCCAGACCATCCTCGTCGGCGTCGAGGTCGAGGCCAACGGCGAGTGGCAGGGCAAGCCTCAGTATAAGTATAAGATGACTTACCCGCGCGGCTCCCAGAAGCCGACCGCCCCCGAAGAGCCGCTGCCGCCCGAAGGCGTTCCCTTCTAATCCCGTGACTGA